TCCCATTGCTCTGACAATAATCTCAGATAAAACTGCAGGCAGCATAAAGGCTGTAAGGTATAAATAAAACCCTCTACCCATGCCTTTTCTTAAACCCACGTCTCTTTGAATTCTCTGAATCTCTGAACCATTTAAATTTGCCAACATGTTAAAATAAGAAACAAACTGCTTAAACATCATCTCAGTCGGAGTCCCTGTTTCAAACCTTGAAACATCCTCAGGATTTGTTGTCCCTTGAGTTGTTCTGACTGCAGAGTCTGCCATCCTGACAGCTTCAAGATCTGACATCTTTTGCTCAATAGCTTGATCATAAGCCCCTCGCCAAACAATAGCATTAACCATGTTTTGCGCATGCATCTGTAAAAAATAAGCGTGCCTTGATGAGAACTCTTTAGCCTTTTCAAAGGTTGTAGGATTAACAAGGATCTCTTTAACTTGCTGATGTATTTCAAAGATGTTTGATCCTTGAGTTGATTTCATCCAGTCAGATTTTTCCATGATCGCTTCGATCATAGCCTTATTATTAACAGTGTACTCAGCCATAGCGTTTCGAATGTACTTCGGCTGAACCTTAGACATAGCAACAACTAGACCTGTCACTTGCTGCAGAGTATTGGTCACATTACCCATCATGATCTGCATGGCCACGTTTCGCCGCAATACCCTTGCAGCTGCGTCCGTTGCCTTACCTAAGCCTGTAGCTGATGGAAGTATAGTCTGTTGCTGAGCAGCTCTTTGAAGCCATGGCACGAGCATTTCAGATGCAATCTGGGTATCGATCTTTGAAACAGATTGTCTAAAGCCTGGATCAAGAGCAATCCTTGAGACCTCTTTAACCCTTGGCTCGATGTAAGTAAATCTCAATACACCATCGATATGCCCACCTAATAGATTCATATCGAGAGATAATGGAACAGTGTAGCTTTCCACACGAGATTTTGTAAACCCTTTGCCAGTCGTAGGAAACTGAAACGAGTTATTGTTATTTTCAAACTGCTCTCTCTCTTGCCTGACCTTTGCGTCCTCATTAGTATAAGGATCTGCTTTTGCTGGGACATAGCCGCCTCGGAACTTGACTGGACCTTCGCCAAAATCAACCTCAAGCTCTTTGGCCGTGATCTCGTTAAAGTAATACCCGAACATTTCCTTATGAGCCTTTTGAGATTCAGGCTTTAAAGACTCCAAAAGATCCCAAACATTTTGCGCGAACTGGAAATCAGCCTTAGTTAAAACCTTTTGCTGAACCATTCTCTTAATGAATCGATCCCAGTTCTCGGTGTTTAAAGTTTCATCTGCGTTTTGTTCTCCCCATTTGCGACCTAATAGTAATTTCCTAAGATTAGATTCATTGCCTGAATGAAGGACTGCCATCATGAGCTCAGCTTTGTCTTTAAAGATAAACTCCAAATCATCTGCAACAATTTTATCATGGCTTAAATTTGATCTGTATCCATCAAGCAAGTCTTTGTACTTTTTAAGAACTTCATTTTTCTGAAGGCGATACTTTGTCGTAGCATCAGAAATCGGCTGCCAAATATATTTATGGAATGGACCATTGTCTTGAACGTCCATTGCCTTTGCCCATGACTCAACTCTTGTTAAAGACGCACGAGCTCCGAGCAAGATCATTTTAATCTTACCCCATTTGGTCACGGTTTCTTCATACTGAGTTTTCACATCTGGAGTGATCGCATCGATTTGAGTTAGGAGTTCTTCTTTAACTTTATCAGCGCTCATCTTTTTGCCGTCGATCTGAATCTCTCGTCTTGATTTTGCCAGGTCATAAAGAGCGTCAACAGAATCTCTCATCTCAACGAACACATCAAAGGTCACGTTCTCATAGTTTCCTTTTTGTGCCGTCGCTGAATCATACAAAGCTTTAACCATAGAGTAGGTTTCAGGATCATATTGCTTCATGGATTTTAAATACTCTTCAGCTGTCTTATCAGCCCTGACAATTCCAAACTCTGCAAGGATCGCTTTTGCCGCATTGACTAGATCAACGTCTCGGCTCTTAGCCATGTCCTCATCTTTTCGAAACATTTTTTTAAATTTATCGAGGGATTTTTTAACATCCTCTTTTGCATCCATCGCTTGAAGATAGAGCTCAAAGTTCAAGTATTCTTTTCTCTTTGCTTCAAATGCTTTTTCAAACTCGCCTTGCTTATAAAATTTCGCAGCTTGAATAGAGAATTTCTTTTCGCTGTTTCTATAAATATGGGGCTTGATATCTCGAACGTTTGTTGCTGCAATTAATTTAACCGCTTGTTCTTTCACCGCTTTATCACTTGGCATTCGGCGAATTAGCTTTGAAGCTACCGTCTTAAGAACTTGCGGATCATTCGTCGCCAGGTGCTTAAGCTCCATCCTTTTCAGCTTTCTATAATTCTCATTATGGAGAGCTCTCATCGCCTCTTCAGATAACTCTGGAGATTCTAATAATTCAGGATAGGTTTTCTTGATCTCTTCAGCTGCCCTGCCCTCGACATAAGAATCAATTCCTTTTGCATAAGGGGCCATTGCAGATAGCATCTCTTGACCATTCGCGTATCCAAACATCGTCGCTACAACATCAGGATGAACACCCTCACCTTTAACAGATGATCCTCTTGGAATGGTTTTTTTAAACTCAGAAAACTGTTGATCGATAATTTCTTTGGATAATTTTAACTCACCCTTGATTGCAGCCATCGCTTTAAACTCTGGCATAGCCTGAGCTTTTTCCATTTCAGCTGCATAGATCTCATCGTACTTATTCTTGTAAGCCTGATCCTTGGTCCTGATTAAATCTTTCATGACCTTGGCTCTTAACTCATCCTTAGCATCCATATTGGCAAATGCTGCAGCTGTCAGGTAGTCCATAGTTTCTTGCTCAGATAAACCTGCTCGCCTTGGATCACCCTGAAAAATAGAGGCTACTCCAAGATTAGACTTAGCAAGATTGATCTCTTCTTCAGTTGCAAGCATTCGATCAAAGCCCCTCCTGATCTCATCAGTCATTTCAACATTAAGTCCTGAGGCCTGTCTGTAAACAGAGATCAGCCAGTTCTTAAATGTATGGAACACTTTCTTTAAAGCTTCAGACGGTGACTTACCTTCCATCATGTAAGCTTCAAATGATCTTGCGAATATCTCGTGCTGATCGGTGCCTACTTCAGATCTGGATTTAACTCCGACATGAGCAAGCATCTTTTGATAATCATCTTTAATAGACTGAGGGGCATTCTTCGCCTCAGCAAAATCGCCATACACTTCAAAAAAGAAATGTGCAGACTCGTGAAGGAATGTTGACTCATCTCTTGTTTTAAAAAGATCGATATTAAATTGTCTGTTGTTTCCGAATCTAATTTGGCCTCGGATGTCTTGTCTTAAATTTTTACCATCTCTAGATTTACGAAAAGCGTTCCCAGCGTCAGTCTGCTCTTTTCCTGCAGTAATTTGTTTTCCCTCTAAAGACTCTACATAATCATATACAGCTGTGCCAATACCCACACGTTGAGCATTCTTGTTTAGGGTAATACCAATTGGTTCAATTTCACTTTCTTTAACTTGATAAACCATGCTTCCAACAAGCTTTCCAGAAGCATTTTTAATTGCGACTCTTTTTTTACCTTCAGCTATTGAGTCTTCGGTCAATGTATTATCTATAAATATTTTATATTGCTCACCATTCTTTGCTGTAAAATCAATTCCAGCTTCACTTACTTTCTTCTGATACAATTCCTTAGCGCCGCCAACAGCCTTTTGCATATACATCTGGTCACGTCTTTTGACAGCTCGGTAGCCATGAAACCTAAGCATCTCTATTGCCTGCTCTGCATTTGCTCCAAATGATCTTGTGTTAAAAACAACAAGAGGTGATCCGTTATCAACAGCCATCTTCTCAGCTGTTTCAAGTAAGGCCGCAGTGTTCGAAGTAAGCTCTGGATCATAATTAAATTGATTTACATCAACGACTGCAGATCCATCCATGCCTCTTGATAAGCGCATGTTCATTGATGACTTTCCATCAAGTGATTTAAACGTGACAGACTCATCGTCTTGAACTTCAGTTGTTAAAACCTCATTAGCACCTTGATTATAGATGGTCGCGATATCAATGGTCGGCATTTCAGCTTTTGAATTAAAGAAATTAATCTTAACGCCATACTCTTTATAGATGTCAGCTGGCATTTGACCAGTTCGATATCCCAAGATCTCAAGCTGCCTACTAAATACAACAGCATTATTCTTGGCCTCTTTAGGTGACATGCCACCATTTCGAAGCTGCTCTTCGACGCTCTTTAAAACTTCTTTCGCTGAGGATTCAACGGTTGCGATCTCTTCATCTGACTTACCCTCTTTGGCCTTATTGTATTCAGCCTCGACATCAGCCTTGTCTTGAGCGATCTGCTCTTTCATTTCATTTGGAGTCATGCCGTCAACTTTAAATTTAACGTCATTCTTTATGCCCTGATAGTATTCAGTGCCAGCGACTTTATCAGCCATGACCGAGGTCTTAACTTCAATGACTCCGCTCTCTGATTCAGATGCCTTTGAGAATTCCTGATTAATTCCCATCTCTAAAGCCAGCTGCTCTGGAGTCTTATTCATACTCTGAGCGTAGGATTTAAAACCATCTTGGTTAATGTAAATACTTTCTATTGAGCCATCTTTAGTCATCTGCTCAACGAGCTCTTTGTATTTTTCTGGAGATCTCTTTTTTAAATTCGAATCAACAGCATTATCCTCAAGGGCTTTATACATCTGTTGATCAGCCTTCATCTCTTTAACCTGAGACATCTTTCGAACTGCATCAGCTACGGCAACAGGTCCAGTAATGCCGCCTCCCATAACTGTTCCAATAGATGCAGAAGTTAAGAACTGTTTCCCGATATCATCGAGCGCGTTCTCATCAATACCAGTGACAACTTTACCAGATTGCTGAGCGACTGTGGTTAAGCCTTCGCCAAGACCTTCAATCCCAGCGCCTATACCTAATGATCCAAGTCCGCTGATGATAATTTGTTTTGCAGTTTTTTCGCCGACGATTTTTTTAACAGAGTTTTCCATGAGCTTAAATGCTTTAACATTTGTCATGCTCTCAAAGACTGTTTCAGCAACGCCTGATATTGTAGCTTGAGCAAGGGCTGCGTCTGCATTCTTTCCTTTTTCCATGGCCTCAGCAAAATCACCTGATGCAGTTGTTACGCCTGCCCCTGCGAATCCTACAGCGCCGTATCCGCTCGCATATGCTAAAGCCAAACCCACAGTCATTGGAGCTTGAGACGCTGCCTGAACGAATAAGATTCTGCCAGCTTCAGCAATGTTGCCAGCCTGAGCCTCAGCAATAAAGTCCTTTGATAATGTGGGCGCTGATTCAGTTAGAGTCTTTGCGTAAGTATCAAGGGATCTGGTTAATGGATTGTCTCGAAAGACCTTTGTAGCTTCAGCGACCTTTGTCGGATTAAATCCAAAGTCCTCTTCTCGTCCAGCAAAAAACACACTGTTCTTATCTGCCTGAGATTTCCCAGTTGGATCTTCGAATTCAAATCCAAGATCCTTCATCCTTTGAATTTCAGCCTGGCGACCAAACTCACTCAAAGCCCCTGCAATATATGAAGGCGACTTTAATAGATTAGATCCGATGTCTCGAACAACTCCAGCTGCTAATCCCTTACCAAGATCAGACCATGTGGAGGTTTCCTGAACCTTATCTTCAAGCTTAAAGTATTTATCTAACTCGTCTTTAGCCAAGGCCAGATTATCAGCCTCAGTTAAAAACTCTGTTGTCTTTGGACGAGTGACAGATGCCTCGCTCAGAGTTTTCTTTAACTCATAGTTCTGTCTTTGTTTTTCAATGACTTCATAGTTCTCTTCGACAAACCTCGACTGTGCGCCAAGCTGAGCAGAAAGAGATACGACCTTTGCATGTTGATCTGGATTTCTATCAGCCGCCAAGTCAGATGCAGCACTTAAAGACTGTTGCTTTTGTTTTTCTAAAGCGTCGTCGAATTCGTTGCCAGATGAAAACTGATCTTGATTATCGTCAAATATTTTATCGTATTGATTCTCGCTCACTTCATCGAACCTTTAGTTAAATTGTAAAGCTTTAAGATGTTTTCATCAGTCATTGGTATTTTTCTTTTTGCCAAAGTATCCATGATCTTGGATCGATCTTGCGCAGGAATGTCCGCTGTCGGATCAATTAAAAATCTTGGTTTCTTTGTATCCCAAATCACACCTTTTGATGTAATCTCTTCGACAGTTTGATTCTTTGCTATATCTCTAATTCTTGAATTGCTTAGTTTTTTCCGGTTTCTTTTTGTTCGCGCTCAACTAGCATATCAACTCTGCTCTTAAATCTTGAATACTCTTCGGTGTCTTTTGTATCAAAGCCAGCTTCCTTAAATGTATTTTCAACGACCTGAGAGTCTGAATAAATACCGTCAAGCTCTTTGCCTGCAGAATCTTTACCCTCTTTAAGATTCTTTTGTAAAGTAAACAGTTTCTCAAAATGCTCTTTAGAAAGGTTTGGCTTTTCTAACAACAGATCTTGTTTAGAAAATTTTTCCCTTGTATCTGGATTAGACGCCATTTGCTGAAGTTTATAAAAATTAGAGCCATCATCCCTGAGAGGATTTCGATCACGGTATCGATCAAGTGCCTCTCTATACTCTGGCTTTAATGCTAAAATAGCCTGAGTATATTGAGGAGGGATATCGCCAGTTTGATCAAATGCCCTTGTGATAGCATTAAACGTATCCTGTTGGCGCTGATTATCAGCCTGCTCTTTCATATTATACATGCGTGTAAGTCTGGATTCTAATGCCTCTCGCATCTTAGGATTCTCAACTTTTGCAGCTTCCTTTAATGCTTGAGATTCATTCAATCCCTTTCGCATAAGATCATCAGCTGTTCTTTGAGCAAAGCCCATTGTTGCGCCTGCCTGAACCATCTCTTCGACTTTTTCAATGTGAGCGCCAGTAATGCTCTCTTTATTTTTATCAAGGTATTGCTGAGCCGTAATGTCATCACCATTAGAAATCATTCGTGAGATCACATCAGCATGAGTTTGAGATTCAGCAGTCTGCATGTTGAGCTTCATGGTCTCAGCATCCCATCCCTGATTCTCTCCAAACTTCATTAGCTTTTCTTTTTGATTATTGATCGCGACCTTTACAGCCATTGGATCTTGATAATTGTAAACTGCAGATTGCCGCTCTGACTGCATGTAGGATTTGAATGTATCGGCTTCATACTTTTCAATTTCATTACCTACGTGCTTTTGAATTTGCCTATCGATCATCTGCTTTTTCTGCAATGACCTTTGTTCAAATATAGCCTTTTGTCTTGGACCAGACATTCCTTGCATAATCTCATTGCGAGTTTTTTCAAAAGCTTCGTTTGTTGCTTTTGGAATTTCAAAGGCGTCTTTGCCTTTTTTATAAAATGCACCTTGGTTTTTTCTAACACCAGTGCCGTCATCTTCTCCAGGATTATATAAAAATTGAGTTTCCCAATCATTAAGTTTTCTCTCAGCTTCCATGACTGCAATCTCATCAGCCCTATCCATTACACTTTCTGTAAGATTTTCTAAGGCTCCACCAACTTGAGCAAGACCTCTACCGCCCCCAAAACTTTCAATTCCTTGCTCTTCTCTTACTCTTATATTTGGCCCTAATACTTCTTGAGTTTGAGCAACGCCGTAACGTGGAACGCTTGGCATTTTATTCCTCCTTATACGCTCTATCGAAATATCCCTGTTTGTTTAATGTCCTTGCCGCAGAGATTCCTCCAGATAAAATAGACTGGCGACCTTGGCTCATGGCAGTTGTCATCCCAATTCTAGCGGCTCTCGATCTTTCTTCAGCCTCGGCCTGATATCCCATAGCAGTGAGAAACGCATTATTTCTAATTGTTTCAATTTCTTCAACACCCGCAGCAAATGCTTCCTCTTGAATCAAAGCTGCCGATCCTGTTCTTACATCAATTCCTTGCGCTGCAAATCCAGCTCTCTGAGATCCAACAATTTGATTGATTTTTTTCTGGGCTCTAATCGCATCAATCCCGCCTTGCCTTAAAATTTTTTGAGCTTGAAGCTCGGCATTTCGCTGATTAATTCTAGACATTTCATTTTGATAGTTAGCTTGAGCCTCCATTGAGGTCGCCTGTGCGATACCTTGACCTAATTGCAAACCAGCCATTGCCGCAGCAAATTGCCAAGCCATTTAAGAACCTCCAGGAAATGGAATATAACCAGTGGGCGCAATACTTAAAATTGAACATGGAACAGGATCGGTCTGACGAATAAAAACCCGTCCATTGTTGTTCCAAGTCGCCTCTGTAATAATATCAATCGGATCTGTCTCAAGATCAACAGGACTGTCATAAGGCTCATCTTCTCTTATTTTTAACTCTGTAAGCCCATCAAGAAATGAAACAGATTCATTTGGTGGCCTCGTGCCAGCCCAAAGTCCACGAGTGTTTTCAACAAACATTGACACTTTCGAAATAAGTTTGTTTCGATCAATCATTGTTGATGAACCAGGCATATCAATGTTTAACGTCTCAATGTCTGATGTAATCGGAATCCCTACATAAATGACAGCATAATTTTCTGTTAATGTTATTTGTCCATTTGTAACAGTAACTTGAACATAGGCGGGGTTATTTGGATTTGCCACTACAAGACCATCGGAATAAACAGAAACAGATTGACCTTCAAGATGCCAAAGTCCGCTCAAAACATCCACGGCTCTCGCCCATTCATTTACGGCAACAGATCTTAAAGTGGTTGGAACAGTTCTATTTGGCCGTCCAGTTACAACGGTGCCAGACGTATAGGAATCAATTGTAAATCTAATTACTGAACCGTCAGTATCTATAAGTTGAATTTCATTTCCTACATCAGCCGTCGTAAAATAAGACGTGCTAGACGTTAAAGTCAAAGTATCCGTATAAAGCCAGCCAGACCCAGAAAGAGTCATTGTATGTGATCCGTTTGTATTTCTACCGTCATAAGATAAATGAGAATCAAGGATCGCAATGTCTCTGACATCTGAAATTTTTCTTGTGACAAATTTTTCAATATATCTTCTTGTTTCTCCATTAACCACTCTTCGTATTGATAAATATAAAGTATCTTCTGAACCCTCAGGAATAGAACAAACACTCTCAACTACTCCATTTTCAAAATCATGCTGATGCCATGCAAGCATTTGCTGCTCTCTAATGTATGTCATGCCAAGCATCGTGCCGTCATCTCGAACCATCCAAAGTATTGAGTGAGGTATTTGCTGATAAGCCCAATCTAAAAGAGTGTAGTCATCAACCAAATGAGAACTATAAATTGAAAGTTCATCGCCAGTATAGTCATTAGATTCAAATTTAAAATTGATGTCCCTAACATTATTGCCACGAGCTTGAACATATACCGCGCTATTTCCAATAACAATCGGAGATAAACGAGCATTAGATCCATTGTAAGATGACTGTCTGGTATTGATAGCAGACGGCGTAAGCGTCCCACCATTATCACCATTTGCAACAAACTCGCCCGATTCTGTAAACATAAGAAGAACGCCAAGATCAACCAAGTGATGGACCTCATTAACCTGACGCCCAGATAAATTAAAAATAATAGCGTCATCATCTTGTATCGGATTAGAAGTTGAGAAGTCATAAAATGACGCTGTTTTTGATGCATAGACTTTTTCTATATCGTTATTTGTATTGGCTAAAACAAGCCTTTGTTGATAATAAGTAATGGCCGAAGGATAATCCCCAGATGCATTAAAATCCTCTGTTATCCTTGGAGGAGTGTCAGCCGTGTTTATATCATAACCAATATCAACAAATGAAGTAACGCCGGATGCAATACCAATAAAACCGAAAACTCCGTTTGTTTCTCTGTATATATTAAAATCTAATTGAGAAGCCGTAAATCCATAAAGCGAAGTCAAAGACCATGAAACTGTAATTGAGTTTGTCGAGCTAAGAGTGGCATTTCCATTTGTAACTGTCGCAAGATAAGCACCACTAGGAGGGACTGTTTTCAAAGTCGTCTCTTGTCCTGTTAGAGGATTAAATGCTGTTACTGTATATTTATAAGTCCTTGCGCCAGTCGTTCCATTTTGAACTGCAGTAATTGATGTAGGATAATCAATCTGAGCTTCAAATGTTATTGCAGCCAATGTCCAGCTTGCATCGCCAGTTCTGGACAAATTCTGAGGTGCATGTCCAGGGTGAACGATTGTCAGGACATCAGCAGATTGAACAAACTTTAATTCTGATAAATCATTTTCAGAATACGGAGTTGTTATTTCATAAATCTCTTCAATTGTTCCGCCTGAAGTATACGCTCCAAATGAAGTTGAATTCACATTTGTATTATTCATGTAGTGAATGTGAAATGTATTTGCAGTTGTATTCACATTCTTAACTATAAACTGTCTATTGTTTAAATAATTTCCCATCGGTCCAGATATGCCAGACAATAAAATATGATCATCATTTGCATAATTGTCCGCGCCTGAATAAGTAATTACAGCCGGATTCGCATTTGTAATTCCTGTTATTGATTGACCATCTCTTTTTATATATTCGCCATTCTTAATTACGCGCATATAAAATCGGCCAAATTCTAGGCAATATGTTTGATTAACATTAAAAACAAAAGGGATTAATCTTACAGTTCTGTTTTGGTTTTTTGCCTCACCAACAAACTGAGTTCCCGGTCTGTTTGATACTCCGCCATGTCTCATGACATAAAAATTACGACAAGTCCTTAATGCATTTTGATATTTTGCAACATCAGTTCGAGCATAAAGAGAAGGGCTCAACTCACCAGATGAGAAACTTTTTTGCATAATGGCCGTCATGATTAGTCCTCGTCTTCAGTTTCGCTTTCTCCATAAAGCGCCTCACTTGGATCTTTAAGTTTTTTATCTGAATCTGATTCAAGTTCCATTTCAATGATTTGAATTTCCATGGTCTTTGCACCTTCATCTAATCGCTGGCCAACAACCATGACAGTCGCTTCCATGCTCATCTTAGATCCAATCGAAGGGAGCTCTTTAAGTCCCAGCATATCTAACTCGCTTTGGCTTAAATACAAACGAAGACAATAAGGATACTTTGGCTCACTCGGTTTTTCAGCAAGACCTTTGTTTGAGTAGCCAACATTTGCGACAACCTCGTCACTCATCGCCATCATTTTATTTAATGCCATGCTTTTCATTTTAATCCCTTGCTGCAATTGATTCAGTGTCTTGTCTAGTTGAGGAGTTGTCCTCATTGAATTTATTTGCGCTGGCTTTGCTTATTTCTATTTCATATTTTTGCATTGCCTTGTCACTAAGATTAAACGGATCACCCGCCGTAAGTCTTGGCCCTATATAGTGTGCAAGCCTATAACTAAGAGCAATAACAAAATCACTTGGAAATAAATCAGCCGATTCTTCGTTTTTCGTGTATTCAATTTGTGCATCCTGTTGATCCGTATAAATCAAAAGACCTTGGTCATCTTGAACTATTTTGTAAACAACTTTTGTTGCCTCAGTGTCATCTCTAAATCCTGACAAAATCCTTCTCACAAAAAGGCAATCAACAGGATATCTGTATGAGTAAGCCCATTCAGTTGTTGGATCTTCTTCGACTAAACCTAGATTTACAAACCTAGTTGAAAATGGCCATGGATAATCATTGAGAACAGCTTTTCTCGCCTCATCATAAAACCTACGACAAGCCGCTGCTTCTTTCGATTGCTCAGTTGTTACATTAGCAATTTCTTTTGAAATACCTAAATGCGATATTGCAATGTTGCAAATATCTGTCTTTGAAGCCATTAGAACCTACCAATAGCTAGAACAGAAACACCTGCAGCTGTTGTTATTTTCCAACCTGGAGAAGTCGCATTTCTGCAAACGGCTCCAATTATTACAGAGTATGTTCCAATTGGAGTATTGTTAGGAACAATCGTTATTGCAGTGCCGTTTCCATCTTTTATTTGAACTTGAGCGGTGGCCGCAGTTGTAACATTCACGACAAGTCTTTCAAGAATTTGACCTACGGCGGGAGCAGATGAAACAGCAGCGTCGGTCTGAGATGCGGCAACGGCGGTGTATGTTGTATTAAAATCATAACGTGGCCCCATAATTATCTCCCAAGAAAAAAGGGGAGCGAACTCCCCTTAGTTTTTAGATCACTTCGTCGCTAGACGATTTTGGTAACTCGATCTTTTCTTTTGATTTCTGAGCAGCTTTTTTTTCGTCAACAGGCACACACCACAATGGAGCAATCTGTACGCCGTTGCTATCGTATTTAAAAAACTTCTCATCGATATCAAAGATCTGTCCTTCTCGAACTCTTCTGTGATCGATATAACCTAACTTAGTAGCCTTAGCTTTAATCTTAGCCATCTAACGATCTCCTTAAGAAACAACAAATCCATCTGGATAAACGTAATCATTTTGAACCATACTCATTGGCATCAAATGAGTAGTTACCGTGATGGTAGGAGTAGTTCCACCCATTGTATAGTTAACACGAATGTAACGCTCTGTCGCAACACCTGGAGGTATTGGCAAAACATATTTCGCGCCAGCTGCAAAAGATGAAAACGTAGGGCTCACTACAACAGATGTTGCAGATGAGAACCCAGCATTGTCATCAGATTGCAAAGTCGCGATCATAGTTGGAGTAGTTCCACCCATAGCAACATCGCATCCAATAACAACACACATTGGCTCGCCAACGCCAAGGCGTCGCTCTTGACCAAGGTCGATAATATCAGTAGACGCTGCTGTAACAGTCAACGCCTGTGCATTTGAAAACAAATTTTCTCTATCAACGTACATAATAAACTCCTTTTTAAAATTGAAAGAGGGGAGCGAAATGCTCCCCAATTAAATTAGACCAAAGCTTCTGTTTCAATAATTGCATCACACGTTCGAACTGGAATTCCTCGAAATGAAGGGATGAGCTTGCCATCAACATCATTGTAAACCAAAGATCCACCTGATTGAACATCGTCACGTCGCTGAATATCGAGCATTTGTTTAACAGTACGATTCATGTAGAACGCGCACTTGCCCATGCCCATAGTCGGGATTCTGTGGTAAGCACGGATCATTAATTCCGTAAGGTCAGCCGCACTTGATTTGGAAACCAAGTTAGACACGTCGATAGAACCAATTCGAACTGCATATCTCCAGTCACGAACTGCAACGCCGCACTTCCATTGCCATTGATCTTGGTATGCTCTCATGCGTTGACCAGCAACACCTGCAGTCGTCTCAACAGTAACTTCGCCATGATCTTCATGAATCAAGCCAGCCTTAGATCCTTTAGGGAAAATACCGTGAACAGTATTAGCACCCCAACAGATCAGCCAGATTGAAGTATTGTCAGATCCTGAACCGCCAGCATCCAAAACATTTTGTCCGTTTACAGCTGCAGGATCAGAGTATCGAACTGACAAGCCTGTGAACTCTTCAGCCGCAAGACCAGAGTTTCCATAAAACAATGTTTGAGCCATTTCCTGATTCATTGCTTCAATGAATGCTTGTGCTTCAGACAAACGAAACGCTGGAGTGTTTCCGTTCAACAAAGCCAAGTCTTTATCAACTTCAGACCATGCTTCAAGCATTCCACACTGCTCATCGATCTGCGCAGTTGTCGATTTTGAAGGCTGAACACCGTTGTTAAGCAAGCGCCATGCAACAGTTGGAAGTCCAGTTCGAACAGTCGTTCTGTGACCAGTTGGCAAATTGCCTTCCACCCACAACATGTCTTGCAAGATTTCATTTGTTTGTGCCAACAGTTCCACGATAGATGGAACCTTTCCTTGAGGATCAAGACGCTTTGCCCAGTCAGCAAGCGTTAGTGCATTTGCTCCAATTGTAGCCATTTAAAACTCCTTTTTAATTAATTTTGTTTACTTCCATAAAAAATATCTTCAATAGATTTTTGACCGCCAGTGTTTACATTCCCACCGATGATCTTGGCCTCTCTCATTGCTTGTCCAATTCTCGCGAATACTCGGACAAGTTCTGGGTGATTGCCGTATCCTGAAGAGTCGAGAGCAGATACAAACTGTGGAGTGCTGAACTTCTCAAGCGTTCGCTTTGCTAGCTCTGCGTTCTCAGCAAATTTCTCGCCACCTATTTCTGGATCAGCGATTGTTTGTTGTTTCCACTGTTCTTTAACCTGTTCCCATTTTTGAATCTGTGAATCGTAATAACTCTTTCTTGCAGTCTCTTCTCTTTGAAGTAACTCTTGCGCTTGATCTTGAGAGAGTTTCTTTTCCTTCGCGTAGGCTTCGAAACTTTCAAGGTAAGCAGAATCTATCAAAGACTCCTCTTGCAGCTTAAGCTCGTACTTTTCTGGTACGACTGGCTCAGCTGGTTTTGGTGCATCCTGCGTAGTTTGAGTTTGTTGATTCGCTGTTGCTGCATCAGTATTGGCACTTGCCTCGACTTTTGCTGCATCATTTGCTTGAACCGCATTCGGTGTTTCTGTAGCGGCTGTTTGCACAGTTTCTGTAGACATTGCTTATTCCCCCTTATTGCTTTTAATCATTTTTAAATAGCTGTCAGGATCAACTCGCATGATGTCTGACATTAACTTTAATCCTATATTGCGCTGTCCCTCAAGGAAAAAAGTTTCACTAGACCCTGTAAAGCTTGATTTAAATACTCCGCACTTCTCTAGCATGTTCCAAATAAATCTTCGACCTTGGTCTGATGCGAGTAAAAACTTAAGATCATTATCCTCGGTATCTTGTTTGAATTTGTTTTTCTCTCTATCGATCTTGATCTGATTCTCATCAGCTGCGTTCTTAACTTTACTCATAATCGTCTAGGCCTTCGTCTAAATAATATTGGATATGGAAAACTATCTGTATCAATAGGAGGTACTGTCCCAGTAACTGGAGGCCAATAAGTAGATTTAAAATATACTGGCGCAAAAAAACCTTTTGGAAACATTAAGACTCGCTTACGTCATAAGTTATAGATGTACGATTTCCGTTTGAATCCACGGTAGCAACAATTCTATCTTTGTCATCAACAATATTTCTAAACGTAATGGTTGTTGTCTCTGCGCCGCTGACTTTGCCAGCAACAGATGAAAGAACTAGACGAAGGGCTTCGCGCAAAGAGTAACCTGTTTCGATATCTTGATTGTCTAAGAGCTCTGCAGTTAATCCCTCAGGACTTAATGGCGTTGCGCCTCCAGCTTCGGCAATCATAAATGCAAGTGCTGTATTAATAGCATTAGAAGATAACAGCATTGTAGTAGTAGCTTGGACAGGAATAATCCCACCAAGAATTGCACTGCTAGAAATTACAATAAACCCACTTGCATCTGCTGATACACCAGCAGACAAATTTGCATTTGAAACTGCTATTGCAAAAGATGCAGATCCTATAAGAGCAATAATTTGATCAGCCTGAGCGTTTGTTAAAGTTAAAACTAAAAACGCAGAGGCCGTCATGTTTAAACCCATTTTTGCGTCGGCATTTGATTTAACAAGACTTAATATCGCTGGATTATAGGACGACATTGCGCCACCAACATTAGGAAGAACCCAGCTGACAGGTGCTAAATATCCATATGGCGTGCCAGATATTTGTCCATATTTAGAAAGTCTATTTTTTAAACTTGCTGGAGGGGAGTAATTGAACGCAGTCATAGACGTTGCAGTACCTGCAAATGTCCTAATCGATGTTCTATTTAATAGAGTGTAGTTCCCTATTAAAGCCAAAGCTTACCCCCAAGCCGATTCAATGTGACCAATAAATGTAGTGCTCGCTGCAGTCGTGCTACCTGCCACATAAATTAAACCAAGAACAGCTCCGTCTACAATTTGCTCAAGACTTGGCATCATGTTAACAAAATCTCGCTCATAGTAAATGTTGGCAGCTGGCAAAGGAAGCATAGCTAGCTCTTTGTACAGGTACATATGATAATAAGTACCGGCAGTACCAGTCGCTGCAGATAATTGAATCGACTGAATCGACCTAATACCTGCATCATTATTTGCTAATGGAAGTGGGAAATAATTTGAAGCTGCCACACCCGAATGAGTGATATGCCCTTGAATTGCCGATGAAGTACAAGCAACGGTGACTGGCATTTGACGAGATCCAGTGCCGCCTGAATTCGTGTAAGTCATCGCAACGTTGTGTGCTACTGCCCCGACAGTTGTTGGCGCTGCATTTGATATCACATAACCAGTTCCACCTGAGGCCATAAAGGCCCGAACACCTGCTCCGGTTGTGTATCTGGTAAGTGTATTTGTATTACTGCAAGTTTGAGCAAGCGCAGAGTTGGCATCGATATAAGGATATGATCCAAGTAAATCAACTAAATAAAATTGACCTATACCTGTCGCTGCAGTTGTCATAAGACCCATGTTTAAAAGTGATTTTAAATCAGTAGAAACTGAGCCACCGTGAAACAATGCTGGCGAATTTGCCGTAGTAAACGGCTGAAACATTGGCGTAATAGTGCCAGAAGATGATCCCCATTCAACGACAGAAATGTTCGATACTGAAAACACACCTGTACTAACAGATGCTTGCAACACAAAGCCAGCTGTTGATGATGCTGTTATTACCTCAACAAAAGTCCCTATTGCCGCTCGGACAGTTCCCGTAGCACCGCCAAGTGTGAAATTAACATTCGAAGATGTCCATGCAGAAATCGTATATTGAACACGATAAAAACGACCTGCAACAATACCTATATTTAAAGAATCAGCCGTTAGAGTTGTCGCGGTACCAGATGTCTTAGCAAAAGTATTAGCTGTTGCTGCCCATCCTGTACCATTTGGAGTCCAGTTAAATAAACTAACTGGAGCAAATGAATTTATAAGATGCTCACCTGGTCCCATTCGATCAGGAGATCCAGGCAATATAGATAAATCATAAGCACGGCCTGCAGTATATGCAGTTGTGATACCAGTAACTTTGTTTATCTGCGATCTAAACTTTTTACCATTCGTTGTAATCTCATTTATTAAATCATCTGTACCTGAAAAACCTGGCATATTAACCCCACGTTGTTTGAATGTTACCGTAAATTGGAGCCGATGCGATTGAAGCATTCGGCAATACTAAGAAAGAAAGATAAGCACCGTCTGGAATAATTGGCATATTTAAACCAGTATCAATTAAGAAATCTTTTTCTGCTGGTACATTGGCTTCTCTAATCGAAAGATTTCCTAAATCTTTACACAATACAAGAGCGAAGATCCCACCATTTGCACTTAGAAACGTAAACGATTGAACTGATCTTATTCCAGTATCGCCGTCTGCTAATGGAATAAACCAAGCGTTAGACATTGCTCCCGATGAAGCGCCACTAGATATTATTGTTCCTGCAGTTGTTGCAAGATTACTTCGGCATAACTTGCTCGTGCGGCCTGAAACCCCAGCTTGATTTGTGTATGTAATAAAAAACTCAGCGCCGCCAATGTATGTTCCTTGAGCTACGACATACGCATTAACGCCTACCCCAGTAGTTTCTCTGGTTAGAGAATTTGTATTATCAAAGACCTGCTCATCTGTAGAATCTCCATCAATAAATGGATAATACAAAAGTGAGTCTATAAATAATAAATTAACTGGAGCAACAGAACACATCGCAGTCACTCTCTTTAAATGCTTTTGGTCAGAAGAGACATTTGATCCATGCTGAATTCCCTCCCTAGCAAGTAAGTATTCAGCCTTGAGAGGAGTTGATGCGTAGAAGTTAGTTACTGGATGTCCCGACATATTTGAACCATCAAACCAAACTCCAGCTGTTGTGACTACAGTCGTTGTCTTACGAAAGGTCGAAGAGTGAGTCTGGCCACCTATCACAACTTTATTGCTGTAATCACTCAAGCTTATAAAACTCATTTTTTAATCTTCTTCATCTTTAATAAAAAGTTTTTTTAAATACTCAAACTTCGCAGTCTGAGCTTCGTCTAATGGAGTGCCCTCTTCAAGCTGAGCCAAGTACATCTTAAAAAGCTGTAAAGGTTTTGATTTCATTAGAGCCAGTTCTTCAGCCTGAGTCATCTATTAATCCAGAGTGAATGACAATGCATTCGCTGCGAACTGAGGCTGAACTCCAGTTGATACAGTGATCGATGAATTTAAAGCTGCTCGAACAATAATATTCCCAGCGCCTGATGCGGTATCAACAATTGAAGCATGAGTAATTATATTCGATCCAGATGTACAAGCTGCAAATTGCTCTAAGTTAGCGTTAGATACTGTGTTTCCAGATACCGTAAAGTCAGTCGCACGAGTTAAAACAACACGCGCATAACCTCCGTATGTCGCCTCAGATGTTACAGCTGTGCCTGCTTCACCTGGATCTGCTGTGTGAAGTGCAAGCCACAAGTTTGTGTTTCCATTCCAGCTTAATGCAGTGCCGACGAACACCTGATTTAAGACTGCTGTCTCTGCTGTATTACTAAATGACATATGCTTATCTCCTAACTAAAGTGATTATATTTATGCTAGTGCCAGATCCACCGCTAACACTTGGCCGAATGTATCTAGTTATTTCCATTACCTGTTCAATTTTTGCTGATGTCAACGCGATGTTATTACCTTGAGGATCTGTTAACAAAGACCAGTTAGTCCCATTATTTGATCCCTCAATATTAACAGTCGCACCGCCGAACGTGCCTGTAACTTGAATCGACCTATCAGCCCATCCTGTCATCTCTAATGGACGGCCAGTGTCGCCTGTCGTAAGTCCAGTCCATGTAATAATGCTTGCCCTGTCTCGCCATGTGTTCAGAGTTTCCACAGAGTAATCCACAACAGCCATTAGATACCTGCATTCGCAAGGCCTAGCATTGCTCCGAGCGCCTTATCTTCTGAGAGATCTGTCTGACTTAAATCCTTGGCCGTCTTTGCAGCTTGCATTTCCATTTGAGCTTGCTGCGCCATTTGTTGCTGTCTTGCTCTTTGAGATCTAATTTCAGCAACCTCTTCGTCTGTTCTAACAATAGAAGGAGGAAGCGAAATAGTATCCGCATAAACGTCAAGAATTTGATCTGTTTTAATCTTATCCAAAACCGAAGGATCAACCCCAGCGACTTGACCCGCAAAGCCTGTAAATCTCTCAATAGCAGAAACTCCCAAAAGCTTTTGAGCTTGAGCCATAATAGAAATGTACTCGACTTTTAAATCAATACCCTGAAGCTCTTGAGGCGGCGGCGGGATTAAACCTTGTTTTACATGAATATCAAAAACAATATCTGTCATGGGATCTAATAGATCTTGATTCAATTGCTCTAATACTGGTCCAAGAGCTAAGAGTTTCTCTTCATGCCGCTCTTCAATCTCTCTTGCTGTGATTTGCCTTCTATCTGTATTTGCAAGCATTAAAAACAAGTCCTCATAGAACGCTCGTTGAATTCGACTTCGAACTTGATTTTGCTTCATTTCCATTTCTTGAATTCTAAAGTTGATCTCATGAGATGGTCTAAATCCTTGCTGCCCTGATACTGTATCAACATAAGTGATATCGCCCGGCAATATACTTGCTGCTGAGTTTTTTAAAGATGTTGGCCCTGTCATAGGAGGCCGGACCATTTTATCAACAGCCTCCATAACTCGCTTCTCGCCATGCTGAAGCTGCTTCACGTCCCCTAAAGCTTCCATGCCAGGACAAGACGTTCCATATACATCCTCACCAGTTGTCTCCCATCTCGGACATAGGATTGGAAAATAATCGAAGCCCCCCTCTTCAAGCAATCGATCTTCGTATGTGGAATCCATTCCGGAATTTGTTCCGGTCTCGTAATAATATGAAATAAACTTTTTGAATTTAGGAAAAGGATTGTTTCTTTTATAGTCTTTATTCGGCATGATAACATGAGTCACGTCTATCCAAGACTGATACATCCCTTGATCATATAAATTTCTTACATGAACTGAAAATTTAGACCAGTCTGGCTTGCCTGTTTTTTCATCAACCTTGCCGAACTGCTCAATAAGCTGAGCCACTGTCATTCTAAATTCTCTGTAAAAAGTATTTACCCTGCCGTTTTGACCTTTCGCAATCATGTAAGATCCAACAGGAAACGATTTAAAATGAATCACTTCCCCAGTAAAATCCTCTTCAATAGAAACAGGATCAGTACCAAAAACACCAAGGTCTCCATACATAACAGGTAATATATTATAAAGATTCGATTTTAAATAAGACGTGGCCATAATTCTTTGAACGTCATCGAGCCATTTTTTAACTGCTCCGAACTCTGCAAGGTCTGGGTCTGGCGTAGTCAAACGAAACCAAGGTCGAGCAGGTGAAGTTATACCTGCCATCATTCCAGATCTTAAAGTTCTAGCTGCAAGTGTTGCAGTTGAATCAATAATCTTTTGATTTTTTTTCTCGCCCCTATTTGCTTCCGTAATGCTAAACCTAGATCGGCGGGGAAGTATATAATCAGAAATATCTCTCCAATGAGAAATAAATGAAGATCTTTCAGAGTCTAATTGATTTTTAAGAATGTCTAAATGATGACGTTTTGATTTATACATTTAACTACCTAATAAAGTTTTGCCAGATTGAGGAGCAGCTGAATCGACAGGAGTTCCAAGCGGAGAGGTCAGGATTGTCGAAGATCGACCTTTCCCTGACATCATTCGCTGTCTGTTTTTTGCCGTAGCAAATTTAGATTGCTCTTGAGATTTAGCCTCTTGCTCGGCCATTTGCTTTTCTCTTTTTTCTTGAGCAATCCCTGCCTTTCTTGACTCTTCTTTCATGGCTTCCTTTTGTTTTGTTCCGGTAAATACTTCACCAACATCGCCAAGACTTTGATTTACAAAATTCTCTAGTGAATCAAAATATCCGCCGCCGCCACTGCCGCCCATATTAAACCTTCTTTCCTAGCAATAAATCGACGGGCTTATATCCCATCTTTTCTAAGAGTTTTGAATATCCATTGTCATAATCAACAGGAGCCCCACATAAAAAGTATTTAGCGCCATAGTCTTTCAGAACATTTTCAGCATACTTTATGAGCTTTGGAGCTATTCCTCTTTTTGTTTTTCTATATTCTGGCTTTATATAAATCACATCTTGATAAGCCTGTTTTGCATTTACATGAGGATGGCGATTCAGGAAAAATGTGGTGTAGCCGACTAGCTCTTTATTAATTCTCGCAGTAAACGCGAACCAGCACTTACCTATTTCAAGTGCGTCCATAAGATCAGTATTAAGATCAAGGTCGAGATTATTATGCCATGAAGTCTCTTTGAAGTTCTCGTATATTAACGGCATAACTTCATAACGAACATCGCTGAATTTCTCTTGCTTGATTTCTATTTCCACTTTTCAAAGCGTCATTTAATTTTATTTAAGAATCAACCTCTTTATCGTAATCCATTGGATTATATTCGGACTTTAGTCGAATAGGTTTTTTCATAAGCATTTGATCAAAAGATCCTGCAGCCTCATCCAAAGCAAATGTGAGGCACAGAGCGTCGGCAAGATCCGGCGAATAACCAAGCCGCTCTTTGATAAGGTCCTTTGATTCAAGCTGAAACTTCCCATTCTGAAATGTGTACTGAGGGGCAGTGAGTTCACGAGCAAGCTCTGGCATATTAGGAAGTGCGCCTCCTCGCTTGATCCATTCAGCCATCTTAAACCACATCTCGCTGCGTTTGTTAAAGTATGCTGGATCTGTAGCCTTACCAGAGAAGTGAATCTCTAATGGCGAACCTCCGGCTTGAATTAATTGATCAACAACCCCGGACCCATAACCTCCAGTGCCGTCAATGAATTCAATTTCAGACTCCCATTTAATTTTAGCTTGCATGACTCTGGCTGCTATTTCTTGAGTCCTTGCACCTTGCATGATGGCTGGCTTGAATGCCCTTAATCCTTGGCGCGGGAATATAACAGTGCGATCACTCCCGAATCTTGATACGTCCACACCGATTCTCTTCTGAGACCACATGAAATCCTTTTCATGGTACTCGCGCTGCATGGCCATTGAGACCTCATGCGGACCAAGCAATGAGTTAATAGATGAAGGTGGAAACCTACCTAAGACGTTTACGATATACCATGGAGAGTCTGCGCCGTACTTATCACGCTGCTCTTTAGCCCACTGAAGAGACACCCTCGTTGAGCGTTTAGGATTATCAGGATCAGATGTGATCTCAGTCACATGCCATAAGTGCCGCTCGTTTGTTGCAGCCCTATATAATGGACCTTCAAGATGCGTAGGATTACCTGCCATAATGATCTTGGTCTCTATACCAGATGCAAGACCTGCCTCAGCTGCAGCCATTACGCCGTCCGGTATGCCCCCGACTTCATCCAAGACAAAGAGAACAAAGTCAGCATGAATACCTGCAAGGCTGTCCGCTTGTGAGTTTGAATCGCCAGATCTGGACCATGTACGCGCCGACATATACCAAGTCTCTGGATGATCCTTAGAGAATATCCGAGTCTTGGTCCATTCGAACTGAGCCTTAAGCAGTGGAGATTTATTCAGCCAGTTGGCCATCTCAGTCCATAGACCATCGGCTAAGTTGTCATAGGATATCGAGGTCGCAACAATCTTGGGATGAGGTCGAGTGAGTAAGAAGTTCCACGCGCACCATGATAATAGGGCTGTCTTGCCTGTCCCTTTTGAGGACTGCATGGCAAGGCGCTGATTCTTTGGGAACGCAGCAAGCACATCACACTGCCAAGGATCTGGCTCAACGCCAAAAACCTCACGCACAAATGAGATTGGATCTTGTCTCCATTTAGTTAATACCGCTGTTGAGTTCATTACTTAGATTTTTTTTTGGTCTTTCCTGCTTTTGATAAAGCTATGGCTATGGCTTGTTTTTGAGGCACACCCTCTTTAATTTGTTTTCTTATATTAGATGAAACTGTTTTCTTTGATGTTCCTTTTTTTAAAGGCATAAGACTTCCTTGTTTTTGGTTACTCTTTAGTTTTTTGCGTATCCATAATAAGATCGTCAAGAGTTACCTTACCAGTATGCTCGACCTGCTCAGTCAAGAGCTTCAGGTTCTTGGCCTGCATCTCAATGGCCTTAACTTTATCGATGAACTTAATCTTTTTCATGAAGCCAGTTTGAATGCGCTCTTGGCCTTTGCCTTCGAACATGTCGGCGACATCGACTCCGACAACAGCTTTAGCTATTTCATCGGGCCATTCTTTTGGCGGCAGCACTGAGCCATCATCGGCCAGGATCTTTCTGATATCGAAGAACGAGAGCTCTCTGATCTCTTTCAAGATTCTTTCACGCGCCCATTCTTTGCGGTCCTCAAGAGCTTTATTATAAAGGTCAAGCTTTAACGCATCTTGCTCTATCCATTTCTTAATGGTCGTGTATCGAATGCGATGCAGAGCAGCAACATCAATTAATGATCCGCCTTCAGCAACAAATATACAAATTTTGTTTATCATATCTGGATCTGAAAAGAAGTCGTACTCGCGCTCGATTTGATTCATCCAAAAATTGTATCAAGGTGAGTCAAAAATTCAAGGTTCAAAAAAACGGTCACGGATGGTCACACTAGTCACACATAAAATCCATATAGGAATAAAATACGAGAATGCATGTGCAGTAACCGGCTTTATGGCGTGAGCACCGTGTTAGCGTGGGGCGTTATACAGCACTAGTAAATAAATTCTTAAATCTTATAATTTATGTGTGACTATCTGTGACTCCGTGACCATACTATAAAATCAACTACTTAACGCACCGTAGTTATCCGTGACCTATGTGTGACCTATGTGTGACCTTTTAAAATTTGGTCACGGATCGGTCACGGATCGGTCACACATACAGTTTTTTCAGAAACATGCCGATAAATTAAGCATGAGACTAATTAACACACTGTGGTATTCGTACATAATCCAGGCCGCTGACAAGAGTAAGCGTGGACCAATTTGGGAAATAACATCACTCAAAAATGAATCTGATGAAGATAAACAAATTATATTGAGTCGATTAAATAGCTTGGCAAAGTCAGAATTCTATATTAATTCTGAAGGTTGGCTTTATTCTAAGAATTATCTGTTTCATCAGAAATCTGAGTCCACACCCTAATAACTTTCTTGTCTGTATTTTTAATAAACCTCTGCTCATATCCCAAAGCCTTAAGAGATTTCGATATAGATTTCTGAGCCCTAATATCAAGCCTTGATGGATCACCTTGAAGGCCATCTATCCATACATCAGTTGTTGAGAATCTTTCTTTGCGGCCCTCCCATGGCTTCATAGGATTGCCAGTCTCAAGCCATTTAATTATTAACTCCTCGTATGGATCTTGCTCGCGTCTAGCCTCTTGCTCTTCTTTCGCCTGATCAGGCACCTCATGCCATGTGCATCCTTGTTCATACAGCCATAGAGCCTCAGCAAATAACTGATCACGGTTATCCTTTATGTATTCAATGTCACAGACTTTAACTCTGATCGGCCAAAACCTTCGACCTCCAGTTTCATCTTGCAGGTACTTATCTTTATTTGTGGTGCCGACAAAGACGCACGTCCTTGGAATATCCACAACTGATCTGCCATATGATGGCCTGTAGGTATCAACCGAACAGCTTAGTTTTTTCTTAATTAAGGTCGAGTCTGATTTCCTGAACTGATCAAGCTCACCGAACTCGACTATCATTCTACCGACAAGACCTTGCTCGAAGTCCTTTGAATCAAGGGATGAGTTAGCCTCAGCGAACCAGTCACCTGCTAGGATCTTTAATGATGTGGATTTAAACGTCCCTTGGCCGCCCTCAAGTATGACCATCGTATCAACCTTGCAACCTGGATTCATGACCCTTGCAACAATAGAGATAAAGAAGTTTCTTGATACAGCTCTTGCATAATCTGAATCCTCAGCGCCCATCGCCTCTTGAAAGAACATCTGAACCCTTGGCGTTTGATCCCATCTGTGAGAGGTGATGTATTCCTTCACTTCGTTTCTTGGATTCTGATAGGCAGCTATTTGTATTGCATCCCAGACGGTATCCTTTTTTAAGGTCGTGAGCTCATAGAACCCTTGAAGTCTTGCCGTGATCTGAAGCCATGAGATGTCATTAAGAGGACGGCGCTCGCCATTCCAGTCCATAAAAACTCTGTGATGAAAGGTATCAAACCAGATGTGAGATTTGAACTCATCCATGTAACATAATATTTTTGCGATATTATCTGAAGAGATGGCGACCTTTCCGGTTTTCTCATTCAGCTTAAGGCCTGCTTCGATGTACATTAAAGTCAGATTTCTTGAGACCTTAACCTCAGTCTCAGATGCCTGCTCGTTTGGATTGCTTGGTTTTGCAGGCTCAGGATCTAGGACCTCAACGTTTGAATAGGTCTGAGGTTTTGTAATAGTTCGAACTAAAGGCTTAGCCCATGAGATAAGGCCCGCATGATCCATACCCTCTGATAAGGCATCAGCTGCATCCCAGCCGTCCGATTTATCCGTATCAATGATTTTAACTTCGGCGCAATGATCGGCTAACAGAGAGGCGATATAGGCCATTGCCTTAATCCCTGCATCATCAGCGTCGGGCCATAGGAGTATCTTGCGGCCATAGACAGATGTGAAATCAGCCTTAGATGCAGACTGAGATCCATTCGGCCAGGTCGTTGCTACATAGGCCGACGTGATTTTCATAGCAGCGTCTGCAGCCTTTTCCCCCTCGCAAATAAGAATAGGTTTGTCAGGATTTTTAAGAATTAAATCTAAGTTATATATAGGCCTTGGACTAGGCCATGCTCTTTGTACCCACCGGCCTGAGGTATCATAGCTGAAAGGCTTAAACTCCTTAGATCCATCGGGTAAATTGTACCTATAAATGTAGAATAGAGGATCACCTTGACCATCCCTGTAGCACCATGTATGACTCGGCCCAGATCCTAAATGGATTTGTTGTGGAGGGGCCGCGTTTGGTGGTGGTTTTATCAAAGCGGTCTTCTCTTTTTTAACGACCGGATAATTTAACTGCGGTCTAGGTTTATCACCAAGATATTTTTCCTTAAGTTCTCTGGCGGCCTGTCCGTTATTTAAGTTCTTACATTTTGCATAGTAAGAAATAATATCATGCCCTCTCTGGTTCGCATCAGCAAAGTCTGCCCACTTGCCAGAGGTTAAGTTAATTCTAAATGAGGTTCCTTTGCCGCCGAGGATACTTGCTGCAACGTACTCATTCCCCTTGATCTCGCCGCCTGGACATAGATCAAAGACAATAGAATTTATATGAGGACGCAGCTGTTCTGCGATCGCTTTAAAATCAAAGTTCTGATTTTGGTTTGTCATTTATCGTCTCTGCTCGTTGTTCATTTAAATCATCCAATGAATAAATAATCTTCCCGATGCCGCCAGCTTTTTGAACGGCATTGATAAACGCGATCTGCTCAGGGCTCGCTTTAAACCCTAGAGTCTTGCATTCGATAGCTGTAAAGACTGCGACCTTAGTACCGACCATGTCTGGAGTAATTGTTTTCGTCGTCCAGCCAATAAGATCGGAGCTCCCTTTACAAAGGCCAGCATGAAGAGGACGTGCGTTTTTTATAATGACATCTTGAGGTGTGATTCTCACTGAGGTTTCCATCGGAGGCTTAAAGAATTTATTTCCTACCCAGCCAAAACCAGTGTTTTGTCTAAAGATCCTGTTTCCTGTTTCAGTAAAGTAATACTGAACAAGGTTGATAAGTTCTTTTTCGCTCATAAAGAAGCCTCGTAATCACGAATGTTGCCAAGCAAATCTTCAGCAAATCTAATTTCTGATTCACTCACAGTGCCAGATATTACAGCTGTCAAAAAGGATCTCATTGAAGGAGGATAATTTTTTAAACCCCGTAAGCTTAAAGCTTTTATAATCAAAGGCTTTCGAAGATTTTCATAGGCGACCTGTCCTAAAGTATTATCGTCACCTTTATACCCGGCCAATCTAGCGGCTTCAGTTCCATTACCCTCATAAAAATTAACAAAGAGCTGTTGTTTTACAGTCAGCCCGATCTTATTTACAGACACACTAGCCCCCAACTAAAGAGATGTTATTTATTTAATTTCTTGCGCTGCCTTGATTGCATCACATGATGAGCCCATCTGTGAGGATGGCTGTAACCACGAGATATTCCGAGTGCGACAAGTTCATCTTTAGTTTTGGCCTTGGCCCTGTCTACATCTATTTTTGTTTTTCTGAACTGCGTCTTGTCGATTTCTTTTAATTCAGTCGCGTCAAATTCTGGCAAAGCATTTTGAGTTTGTTCCTTAATGAAGCTATGCCCACATTCTTTGCACGTCTTTGCAAGCGATGGCATCGCGGCAAAACAAACAGGGCATACCTTTACAGATCCAATATCATCTTTTGGTTTTTTCTTAACGCCATCAAGTGACCACTCCCTATGATCATCGGGTAGCCCATGCTTTTTAAACAATCCTACATGATCTAAGTAAATGATATGATCTTTACCTGGATGTGGACGAAGGCCTCGGCCCATCATTTGAATAGCAAGAGATGTTGACTGAGTAGGTCTTAGAAAAGTAATACACTCAATCGCAGGGATATCTAGACCAGTTGTTACAAGATCAACAGAAGTTAAAATCTTAAGTGATCCTGCTTCAAATCTTGCCAGGGATTCTTTTCGATCCGACCTATCTGTCTTTCCATCTATGTGCTCCGCATAAATACCTTCAGATATAAAAAAATCGCGAACAAATATTGAGTGCTCAACCGATGCACAGAAAACAAGATTCCTTTTTCCACTACATTTTGTTTTATATTCAGCAACAGCGTTGCCAGTGATTGATTTATCCATCATCTTTTCTTCAATATCTGACTTTACATAATCACCCATCCTAACTTTCAGGCTTGAAGAGTCGAATTCTCTTGGCGCAAAAGCCCTGTAGTCACAAAGAAATCCATTTTGAATTAACCATGAAACATCAGGACCATTAACCATATGAGTAGCGAACAGCCTAAATCCTTGCCCATCTAGCCGGCAGGGAGTAGCCGACATTATAATGTGATACGCGCTATGGAAGTACTCATAAACAGTGGCCCATGTTCGAGCTTGTATTGAATGTCCCTCATCCCAAAAAATTAAATCGGGCCGAGGTAATTCTGCAAATCGTCTATACAAAGTTTGAATAGAACATATCTGAATAAGGCAGTTTTTATCTTGAGCAAATCCTGCTGCAATAAATCCAAAAGATAAACCAATCTTATCTAAAGCCCTGGCTGTTTGAAGAACAAGCTCAACTCGATTACAAATAAACCAACATCTTGTTTTTTTTAATGAAGCAAGACGAATCATCTCTGCAGCAATGGCAGTTTTTCCAGACCCAGTGACGCTCTGAAGAATTATAGCGCGATGTCCTTCGCGCATTGATTGCTTAATCTCTTCAATTATTTTTATTTGATAATCTCTTAAGACCAAATTGATTTCTTCCGATCACAGGTTCAACGTTAATTATATCTTCAATTGTCCATCCATAGCGAAACCGTGATCTTGCCGCGTAGTATTTAATATTATGCTCTTCGCAAAAATGAGATAAGGATCTGTACTCTTTCCCATTATAAAAAATCTTTTTGCATTTTCTAGTATTCTTTCCTTGATCTTCCATTAAAATAAATCTGCAATTTTCTGGGTAATAGTTTTTGTTTGAGTCAATCCTATCTATAGACAGACCCTTTCTATAACCGCTCAAAATTGCCCAGTTGTAAAAAGCTTCAAAACTTTCAAGCCATTCTTTACATACAGAAATGCCGCGATCACCATAGAACCTATAGTCCTTTGATCTTTTGTCGTAGCATCTGTATTTCATTTTATGAAGAACGTCGTAAAGTCTTGTAGAATCAGGACTGAAGTTTTTCTTCATGCTTAGCTTCATCGGTTTTCAATACAGTGAGAGTCGATGGGCGAACCTGCTTCATAATAAAATCATGAGCAAAGATAGATCATTGAACAAACTTATCGATGTCCTCACGCTTAATCGTAGTCTCTTGTGATGTCATTACATAATGGCCAGCTGCTAGATTTCTAAAGTCGTCTCGCTTAATTTCCATCATAAAGGTATCTCTCCGTTATCCGCACCTGGCGCATGGTTAAATGGTTTTTGTTTAATGTGTGGTAAGTCTTTGGCTCTTGCTTTAACTTCGTCATCATCGACGATGACCTCAGCTTCAGTCTCAACTTGATTGCCAATGAGTTTTTCTAACCTTGATGTAGGCTGAACAGTTTTTTCTTGAGGCACTTGTTCTTCTTGCTGCATCTCTGGAGTTAAATCATAAGTCTCATCGTCTGCTCTTAATGCGCCGTCAAGATCTGTGGAAACAGGGAGGCGTTTAATCAATCGTCTGAGTGCAGTTTTCTTATACATCTCATGCTTAAATGCTCCAGCCCATGGACCTTTGTCTTTAGATCTTGATACGTTTTTAACCGCATTGATCTCATCCATAGTTAGGACTTCAATATAGACTGCATTATCTTTTGTCTTGGCCAGTGCGTAACAGCCTATGACTTGGCCTCGATCAATGAACATGTTCGGCTCATGATTTAAATGCTCACCGTCTGAATCCACCCAGTACTTGAACTTGTCTTTTTCATAAATGATTTGAGACGTGATGGATGAGAGCTCGCCAGAGTTTCTCACAAGCTTAAGTAATCCGCTGAGCATAGGCATATACTGAACCTGTATAGTATCGTCCTTACGTTTAAACGTAACGAGTGCTGCCTCTTTACCGTCAAGCTGTAGGCCCTGGCTTGCGGACTTCATGCATGCAGCAAAGAGAGAGTTTCGATCTGCTTGGACAATATCTGGCGTTTGTTGAATGGCAGTTAGAACTGTTCGGATAAACCTATCAGTTGAAACATGTGAAGGGAGGGCCATTTTAAATTGAGACTCGAGAGCTTTAATTGAATGCTTAAGCGATTCAATCGGCGTGATGTTAGACATTTTCAACTCCTAAATGTTAGACTTGTTGCTTAATAACTATTGCCCTAGGCCAAAGATGTAATCAACAAAAAACAATTCTTAATTTTTAATTATTTTATTTAAGATAATTTATGATTAAAAAAAATTCTAAGCACTGGGATTTTGATAAATCAGATCATCACTATTCTAGTCCTAAATATAAAGCTAGGCATCGAATTAATAAGACTCCAAAAAAACACAGTCTTAGATTTAAAAAACAAAAAAGAAACCTAGAATCAAATAAAATTAATTCTTAAATATTCCAGCTCCCGCTCCTGCTCCTGCTCCAGCTCCAGCTCCCGCTCCTGCTCCCGCTCCTGCTCCTGCTCCCGCTCCCGCTCCTGCTCCTGCTCCAGCTCCAGCTCCCGCTCCTGCTCCTGCTCCTGCTCCCGCTCCCGCTCCAGCTCCCGCTCCAGCTCCTGCT